TCCCGATTGTTGAGATGCCTCTGCCTGCCAAACCTGCTGACATTGATACCAACTACGACAGTCGTAAAGACTATCGACGAAAAGCAGCAGAGGTTCGCAACATCAACGCTCACAGCTTCAAGGCTTCGTGTCGTACACGAATGACCATGGAGACAGCTGAGCGGTTTGCTTCTAAGGACAGATTCTACATTCCTTGGAGCTGTGATTATCGAGGCAGGGCATACCCAATCCCTGCCTTTTTGTCACCTCAGGATACTGACTTTGGAAAAAGTCTTATAAGATTTGCTGATGAAGCATTCCTTACCCCTGAGGCTGAGGAGTGGCTGGCCTTCCAGGTCGCTACTACCTACGGACTAGACAAGGCAACCATTCACGATCGACTTGAGTGGGCACAGAGCAACCATGAGCTAATCACTCGTGTCGCTACTGATCCACTAGGCAACCTATGTGAATGGGAAGGTGTCGAAGAGCCGTGGCAGTTCCTTGCAGCTTGTGAGGAGTACCACGCTTGTCTGATTGCATGTAGCCGTCAGTACACAGGTCTGATGGTTGCTACCGATGCAACCTGCAGTGGTCTACAGATCCTTGCAGGTCTTGCACGGGATGCAAACACAGCCAAGCTGGTGAATGTGCTGCCCAGTGACAAGCCCCAGGACGCATACAAGGTGGTTGCAGTCGCAGCTACTCCTGATTGTCCTGAGAAGATCCGCCCGCACATGGATAGAACCGTGTGCAAACGGGTCGTGATGACCATCCCATACAACGCCAAACCATTCAGCAATCGGAGTTACATCCGACAAGCGTTGAATGAGAAAGGTGTTGAGGTAACCAAGGAAGAGTTGACTGAAACAGTTAACGCTGTACGCGCTGCTATGAAGCGTGTCGTTCCTGGTCCTATGGAAGTGATGGAGTGGATTGAGAAGGAGATCGCTGCCTGCATCCACAGGGGCGAGACAGAGATCAGCTGGGTCACACCTTCTGGGTTTGTGGTCTATCAGAAGCTGAAATACTGAATCTTCAGCTACTTGGTCGTTGCAAACTTAGTGTCGCCACAGATGACACCGATGAGGTGGACATCAACAGGCACCGAGCTGCAACTGCTCCCAACCTCATCCACAGCCTGGACGCATCCCTGCTACACATCGCCTTCACCACCTTCGATGCACCCTTCAGTGTCATCCACGATTCAGTGCTGTGCCGCGCTACAGACATGAGCATCCTGTCCACAAAGGTACGGGAAACCTACATGCACCTGTTTGCAGAGCATGACTACCTGACTGATTGGGCCAAACAGATTGGCGCAATCCATGAACCACCGATCATTGGCGACCTTGAACCGTCGTCAGTGCTCGACTCCACTTACTTCTTTTCTTAATTACCACCATGACCACGACCTGCACCTGCTCCAACTGCACTTGCTCCTGCTGCTGCAACTGTGGCTGCAAGAACTGATTAACTAACTAAACTAATGGCACAATCCATCCACGTTACCCAACAGCCTGTAGTTCTTGAGGGCTACCAAGCTGTACTGAAACCTTCCAAGTTCGGTTACTCATTGTCGGCAATCGTCGATGAGAGTCTGATCGAAGTACTGGAATCTGATCGAGTCGAGACCCTTAAGTGGGCCGAGTCGAAGCTCAAGAACCCCAAACGTTCCACACTCAAACCTGAACCCTGGGAGGAAGTCTCCGAGGGTAAGTTCAAAGTCAAATTCAGTTGGAATGAAGAAACCCGTCCGCCCGTCGTCGATACTGAGGGAACGCCTATTACTGACGACTCCACTCCCATCTACAGCGGCAGCACAGTTAAGTTGGCCTTTAGGCAGAAGCCATACATCCTGCGTGACGGTGTTACCTACGGGACAAGCCTTAAGCTCGTCGGAATTCAACTCGTTAGCCTCTCGTCTTCTGCTGGTATTGATGCAGGCGACCTTGATGAAACTGAAGTGGCGGCTCTCTTTGGCCAGACAAAAGGTTTCAAGGCTGGTGAACCGAACGTAACACCTGCACCTGTTGAAGACGAAACTGACGATTTCTGATGGACTCAAACCACCTACCTCCTCTTGAGGAGTTGCGAGCAAGGTTCAGATATGAACCATACGAGGGTCTGCTGTACAACTTACAGTCAAGGCCCGGTGTAAAGCGAGGTACAATTGCTGGTTCACTACACTCCAGCCAGCGTTGCATCAGGGTAACGATTGACCGTACTACGCACCTTGCTCACCGCATTGCGTGGAAGCTCATGACTGGTGAAGACCCTGATGGTTTAGTTATCGACCACATCGACCATAATCCATCAAACAACAAATGGAACAATCTACGCTTGGTTACACAGAGCGAGAACTTGAAGAACAGGAGGACGTACAAGTGGAAGAGGAACCGCTGACTGATGCTCAGATTGAAGCCCTGGAAGATATGATTAATCGGAGGATTGAGAATACTGGCGAGGATCGGGAGACTGCTGTCTGGAATATCCGCTCTTATTTACTTGCAATGATTTAATGGCCTTTCGCTCCGGGTTGGAGGAGAAGGTAGCGGACTTACTCACCAACCTTGGCATCAAGTATGAGTATGAGTCCACTAAAGTACCTTACACACTCCAATGTAACTATTCACCAGACTTCCTACTTCCTAATGGGATTTATCTTGAAACCAAAGGTCAACTCACTGAGGAAGACCGCAGGAAGATGAAGGCTGTGAAGGCAGCTAACCCTGACCTTGATGTGCGCTTTGTATTTCAATCCCCATACAACAAGATCTACAAAGGATCTAAGACAACCTATGCCCAGTGGGCCGAAAAGAACGGCTTCAAATGGGCAGCATTTCACTCTATCCCGATCGAATGGCTGACGTAACTCTGATCAAAGATCTAGCTGCCAATCTAATCATGGCACTAGATAAGCACGCCTCACCCAACGACATCATCGAAGGGTTTGAGGATGCTCTCGATGCCTATGAAGATCTCATCAACCAGTACCACCAGAAATGACTTTCGGAGACTCCATGAAGACCACCTACGGCACTAAAGAGTTCTACGCTGAAGCGTTCTCTGACATCCTCGCTGATGTTCAAGCAGATGAACCTGTGACAAGTACAAGCATTGTCGAAGGATTCCTCGCTGCTCTGAACGATTGGAAGGATTACCACCAGAACCAGGCTTATGAGTACGAATCAATCGGAGAGCGAGTTCGTCAGGCACTTACCGTGTGAGAACTGTGGCAGTAGTGATGCAAATAGTCTTTATGACGACGGGCATACCTACTGCTTTTCTTGCAATACCTACGGACACACAGATCCCGATGTCCACGATCAACACCACCAAATGTCACGCAATGTCACCCTCAAAGGACAAGCTGAGCGACTCCCAAAGCGGAACCTTTCGGAGAAAGTCTGCCAGCAATACAAAATCTACCGAGACGGAGACGTTCTACGGTTCCATTATTTCGACGATGCTGGCGTACTACATGGCTGCAAAGTAAAAACTAAGAACAAGGTCTTCAGTTATGAAGGAGAAGTCCCAGGCACCCTCTTTGGACAACATTTGTTTCCCGCCTCTGGAAAACGAGTCGTTATCACTGAAGGGGAACTCGATGCAGCTTCATGTCAAGAGGTTATGTCGGGGTGGCCGATGGTTTCTCTACCTAGCGGTGCCGCTTCGGCAAAGAAGTCGATTCAACGGGCTCTCCAATGGCTCCAGGGTTATGAGGAGATTGTCTTGTTCTTCGACAATGACGAGGCAGGCCGTAAGGCAGCGGAGGAGGCAGCAAGCGTCCTACCACCTGGCAAGACAAAGATCGCAAGACTTGAGGCGTACAAGGATGCCTCTGATGCACTTCAAGCGAATGACACTGAGGCGATTCGTCGAGCTATTTGGGACGCAAAACCTTACCGTCCAGATGGCATCGTCGATGGAAAAACGCTGCTTGATCTCGTAACCACACCTAACCCACCTTGTGATCATGACTACCCATTTGTGGGACTCCAACGAAAGCTACACGGGATCCGATATGGCGAGCTTACAACAATCACTGCTGGATCTGGGATCGGGAAGTCGTCATTCTGCCGTGAACTTGCAACTCACCTACTTAATGGAGGAGAACGAGTTGGTTACCTGGCATTGGAGGAATCCAATCGTCGTACAGCACTCGGACTGATGTCCTCTGCTGTTGGCAAATCACTTCACCTTGGAGAACATGACCGATCTACCCTCACCGAAGCGTATCAGGCAACTCTTGCTAATTGGAATCTCTTTCTTTTCGACGGCTTTGGTTCTTTTGATCCTGATCTCATCTACAACCGAATTGAGTACCTGGCAGCAGGTCTTGATACGCG